TTCTTATTCATTGCTACCCCCTAGTAGTGCTATGTTAAAAAACTCTGAGTTGTTATCTTGATCTTTTCGAAATGAACAATGTATGTGATGGTTGTGCGGATTGAACCCGCGATAGCGACGCCATTTGTAATTTAAGATTGGCGAGGCTATTTGTCCCAAATGAATTACATAAGATATACGTCCGTAATTCTTGGCGTAAAGTCGTAACTGATCTGCCAAAATTGCTGAAGTTCGTTTGTCGTCAGATAAGCGAGCGTCAATGTCGATTGCACGTACCACCCCTGTTTTTGCGTCGGGTATGTGATCGGACTTACCTTGTAACTGATGACGCAGATCAGCGACCCATCCATCAGATTTCCGCAAACGATCAGCGAAGGAATCATCCAATTGTTCTCTTAACTGAACCGCAGCCTTTGACAACCAAGGTTTCATTATGAAAGAAGTAAAGCGGCTTCCTCAGCGGTGATGCCTAAACGATCAAGTAGTGCTGCCTTTGCTGCCGCTTGCGCTGCATCTTGTTCAGCCTTCCAAGCATCATATTGAGCAAAACCTGCATCATATTGCGCTTCGGTAATCGGCTCACACTCGAGAAACTGAATATCCTTATACTCACTACCTAATTGAACCCAACCACCATTAGGAATTAACATATTTAACACTTCATAAGGTTTTGCCATTATGCACCTATTTCCATTGCGATAATTGTTGATTTAGTTGTATCGCCTTGATTTCCATAATCATTTACAACTACTGTTCCAGCACCAGTACCATTAGCCCATTGCACTTTGTAAGTTGTTGCTGATGTTGTTGCTGGAGAATCCAATATAGTTAAACTTGTTGTGCCAATATCGTTCGGTTGTCCTGCTTGACCATTGTGAGCAGTATAACCAACATTCATTATGTTAGTTGATGCCCTTAATAATTTGAACTCTAAATAAGTATCAGCACCAGTTTTTCTGCAACCACTTAAAGTTGTAATAATTAAAACTTTACTTGATGCGGAACTAGGAGTAATGGAAACGCTCAAACCTGTATCTGCAAAAGTGGAACTTCCTGAACTTATACCGCCAGTTAATGTTCCTTGAACAACCTGCAAAACTTTTCCACCACCAGCAGGTGCAGCCCATTTTAATCCAGTTGCTTCAGCACTATCGGCAGTTAATAAATATCCATTTGTTCCAGCGGTTAATTTACTGAAAGTGTCTGCACCTGTTCCAACAATTAAATCACCTTTAGCGTCTATTGCTGTTGCCATTGAGTTAGTAATTGTGACTGTTCCTGAAGTACCGCCACCGCTTATTCCTGTTCCTGCGGTTACACCTTCAATATCACCAGTTGCACCCGAAGCAACCCAAGCAGCACCATCATAATAAAAAAGACTGTTAGTGTCTTTAGTAAAAGCAAACTGCCCCTCAGCGGGTGCGGTGATTGCTGCGTCACGTGCCGCCGTACTTGCAAAAACTAAAACGCCCTGCATCAAATATCCATTAACGTCGCTGGCACTCAAAATATCACCAGTATTGAACGTCTTAAAACCTAATCCTGCTGCCATGTGTGTATCTCCTTAGTGTCTAATTATATCCTAGTATGACAAAACATCCTCGCCAATAAGCCCGTAATAGGCACTTCCGAGGATAAATCCATCAACTATTGGCTCTAGGGTGGTAAGAACAGTATTCCATGAACTCGCAGTTATATCATGCGCAATTCCTTGAATTTGTAAGTTCTTTGTGATCGTAGAACTATCCGGTTGAATATTTGTTATTAGCACATTGTCAAAATAATCAAAATCTAAGATGGTTGCGGTTGGCACGTTAGGGTCAAATAAATCAAGGGTCATCTCATCAATTCGGATTGTGGTGCTTGATCTCGTCGCAACATAAATTTTAGCAATATTTAATGCTTCTGCGTCTGTATTAATGATTAGATCAGGGACTGAAAGAGAGTGAGGGAAGTAAGTAGCAATTGAAGTGGCATCTACGGCAGTTTGAGCCACCCCGCCTGATCTTGTCATGGTTGCTGAGTTGATAATTAATTTGTCATCAAAGGCAAATTTCAAGTTTTTGTAAGGTATGCCACCAGTTTGATTGAATAAAGTTGGGGCATCTCCCGCACTTGAGATTACAGTACTTCGATTTTTGAAAATGATATTGCCTTCAGGTGATACAAATAATGCGCCTTGCTCGCTAAACTCTGCGTTTTGCATGGCTTGGAGTGAAGTTCTTAAAGTAGCAGGGTCGGCAATTGTCAAACTATTACCAGTCTCAACGCTGCGCATTTGAGTTGGGAAAGAAACAGTATCCAAAATCTTATTTACCCTAGTGCCAGTATCTTGACCAGCGGCTTGACCTGTTACAGTAACGACTGAAGCCAAATTGAATAATCTAAAAGCGTCAGTTGCTGATATATCAACATAAGCCATATTTTCCGCTTGGTCGTAAGAATAAACGTATGAAGTTGTATAACCGCTGAATAAGTAATAAGAACTTCCATTAACTGATGCTGAAATTCTTAATTTTCTTAAAGGTTCTAATTCGCCAAAATAAGGCGAAAATGGATTTTGGGGATTGAAGTCTGAGTTAGGGTCGTAAATCCTGACAACGCAAGTGCCAGCCTCATAAATATCACGTGCAACGTTTCTGCCCCGCCTAATACTTATACGGCGAGTGCGATCAGTTAAATTAACTACTAAGGCGGGAGTTGTTGATTCAGATAAAATGTTTGTGCCTAAAATACCATTAACAGGGTCTCCCAAGGTAAAAGGTATTCCAAAAGTTGCACCCGACGAAAAGTTTAAGGATACGTCAATCGTTGCCGGTAATGCCATTACTGGAACGCACCTAATAATCTACCAATAGAACTTGGTGAACCTGAGAGATTAGAGTTCAACAATCCATTTCTTATTTGGTCTGCAAGGTCAGCATCTGAGACAACGCTGCCAGCATTATTAATAGTGATATTAAGACTGCCCATATTTCTTACGCCTAGAAAATCCATTTCGCCTTTGATTGCTTGATATTCATTTAATGCTATTGGTGCATTGGCAAGAACTTGAGCAGCGTTTTGAGGTGTTATTTGTGCCTTTACTATTCCTGTCATTGTTTGTTGTTGCAAAAGTTGATTCATAAGATTCATTTTTAATAAAATTAAATCTAATTCAGTACTCCATCCGGTAAATGGATTTAGGGCGACTGGTAATTTTCTAATTGCTTCAGCAAGGTTAGTAGTTTGTAATTGACTAATAGCAAGTGAAGTTGCCAATCGACCCGCTTCGCTTGCGTTTTCTTGCACTAAAGCCAACTGTAAAGAAAGTCTAAGTTTTTCGTTTTCTGTAACTTTGTTTTGAAGTGCAGCGTAAATCTGTATTTCCTCAAGATTAAAAATGCTGCCAGCCTGTTCTAGCATCTTTCTTTCAGCGGCAATTTTCTTTTCCTCTGCTGCTCGCTTGGCTGCCGCTTTAGCCGAAGCCTCGCTTAATGCCTTTTGCTTGGCTAGGAAGGCTAAATAATCTTTGTTACGCTTGGCTTGATCGGCTGCGTTTTTTTGAGCCATTTCAAAAGTCTTAGTATTGGCTTTCCAAATTTCATTCTGAATTGCAAGACGGGTCTCATCAACGCCAAGTAAATAATTCCAACCTTCTGCGCTTTTTTCTAAAATAGTGCTAATAAAACCTAGTCCAAGTTTATCTAGAAAACTTGGTGCTTCGTCTATAAAAGTTCCAAATTTGATGATAACTGCATCTAAAGTATAACCAAAATTTTCCATGGCATTTGTCATGCCACCAATGCCTTGATTGCCAGTTGCTCTTTCGAAAGTAATAACTAATCCTTGACCAATAATTTCTTTAGTTTCGTTCCATTGATTATTCAAAACTTCAATCTTGCCAGCATAAGTTTCAAGATATGCGGCGGATGCCCCTGAGAAAGTTCCGTTTAATTGTTTTTGAATTTCAACCATATTATTACTTGCCAAATATGCTTTATTTAATCCTACGTTAAGGTTTCCAAGTGCTTTAGTGTTACCAGCATAACCTTTGCTTAAAGCGTCAACAACAGTACCTAATTCGTTTGAACTACCCCTCGATACATCAATTGCAGTATTTAAGTCTCTCATTGCGGTATTGACGCTGCCAGTTGCTAGATACAATTGACTAAATAGTGGGATTAAAGAATCATCTGCTATACCACTAAGTTTTGCTAAGTTTTTGATACCTGCTTCAGCGTCTGGAAAAGCCAAAAAGTTTCCAGTATTTTTCAAAGTGTTTTGCAATGAAGCAGCAGCCTTTTCTGAGGCTAAAAACTCATTAACTGAAGTTCTGCCAAATGCAACAATCTTATTAACGCTTAATGCTAATCCCAAAGCCAGTCCAAGTTTCTTGGCTGTTCCACCTAATTTATCTAAACTGCTTTTGGCTTGCTTCGCACCTTTGTCTTTGTAGGTCGATATAATTGGAATTTCAATTGTCATGCGGCAAGTCCTAATCTTTTTCTAAAGGTAATTTCGGCTTTACTTATTGCTTTGAAAACTGCGTCCGTTACCCGACCTTCATCTCTTGCGTATGCTGCATAAAGCAAACGACCACGATCTTGAGGTCTATTACCAATTGACTTGAACCCGCCGTAAGTTCCTTGAATACTGCGATTGAAATGTGCGCCCGCATTTTTGTTATTGCTTTGAGATTTAGGGTCTCCGTTAAAATTCTTTCGACCAGCGGTTTCAATGATTGCGCCGGCAGCAGATTTGTTAAGTAATCTGTAAAAGGAAATAAAACCGGCACTATTGCGGCGTCCTCTTGCTAGGCTATAAGTTAAACCTTTTCTAATTACGTTAGGATTGTATTTGGGAAATGCTCGTAAATTTGGTGCCATCATTGTCTTGGCTTTAGTTCTAGAAACTACCGGTTGACCTTTATCCTGCCAATTAAACAAACCAATGACATTAGGAGTTACTTTGCTTTGCGCATCTTTAACAACAACTTTAAGCGCAATACGGATTTCTTTGTTCATTTCTTTGTAGAGGTCAGGCGCAAGTTGCTTTAACGCTCTTTGGGTCTCAACGAGCCCTTTTACCTCTACTGGCATTTTCCATCCTTTTTGCGTCCTCTTTTAGAACGTTTAATGTTGCTAAAAGTAGCGATCTATCCATATTCAAATATTCAGAATGAGGTATGCCAGTTCTAACCGCTAAAGTGGCGATTAAATAAGTAAAGTCATACCTCGTCACCCATTTGGGGAGTCGGCGTCCATAATCTCTACACGAGATAGAGTTTCTAGATACTTTTCCCCAAATGGTGGAACTGTAATGCCCGCACGTCGCTCTGCTTCCCATGAAAGCCAATAGACGTCCGACTGCCGTTCCTCATCCCTAAACCGGCGGTGAAATCCAGTTTTGAAATTTTGTTCAAATGCGTATTCGAGTGCAGGGGTAATATCAAAATCCGATACTTCCCCTGAAGCCTTTGTCACTCTTATTTTAATCATTTAATCCCCTTAGAATGTACCTGTTGTTGCAACGGCAACTGCGCCGTTAACAGTCCATGTTACATCCTGAGTACCAAGATCGCCAACAGCACCATTAATGTCGGTGGTGTTATTTACTAGGGCAGTTAATGTGTAAAGAGGGTTAGTTGCTGAAACAGCAGTTCCTTTTTCCTGTAATAGAACGACAGTTACTGAAGTACCCCATGCAGCCTGAAGCGTTGCAAGAACGTTGGCTGAAGCGGTGTCGTTTAGGAAGGAAATGGTCACGCTTGAGGCTTCCAAGCCTTTTACGAATTTGTGACCTGTATCACCCATTGCCGTTACCTCAAGTTCATCAAATGAACGATTTAGTGTGACGGCGGTCACGTGGTCTGAAAGATCGACAGTATTAACCTTTACGCCGACCTTGTTATTTAGAAATACAGCCATAGTGGTTATTCCTCATCTTTCTTTGAGATTGGTTTAGGCTTTTCTGTTTTTGCTACTTGCCCGACTTTTTCAAGCCAAGCCTTGTCCTCGGAAGGAACATCTATAATTTCATTCATTTTTTAACTCCAACTTGTCATGATTGAGACGGACATTTCACTCGTAAGCATTTCACCTGCAACATTTGATAAAACAGTTGGTGCAGATATATTGCCAACACTTATTTTTAATGTGGTTGATGCGGCTAATTTATTAAACACGCCAACAACCATATCCTCAATGCCATTCAAGTTTCCTTGATTATCTAACATTGGAACGATCATAACTAACTTAAAATTTACTTTTGGTGCAACGCTTGAATAAATGTTGTTGCTTGGTTCAATATAGGGTTCGTCCGGTTGAACAATTACTGAATTAGCAATGGGCGAGGCAGGTGGATATGAAAACACCTGCCAAACCCCAGCGTTTTCCAACGCTGTCGCAAGGGTTGTTCTGAGAGTTGTAACGGCAACTGTCATCAGCCAACCAAGCCATTAGGTGATAAGTGATTTGCTATGAGCCCTCTGATTCTTGCAATAAGCGTGTTCCCCATTTTATATGGTGATGGTTGAAAGTCGGGAGAAATTCCACCTGATGCTGTTTGTTGTCTGCTCTGCCAAATGTCAACCGCAATCATGGCGGCACTTTCTCTAATTTCTGGCGTAGTCGCATAATCAATATGAGTAGTTGCAGACGCTAATCCATAGGGAATTACTTGGTGTTTTAATTCTACTGTTCCGTTATTTATTGCATAAGTCATTGAATAATCCGTTACTGCTGTAATAGTTTTTGAGCCGTTATATTTTGAACCACAATTTTCGACTACTACTGTTTCGCCTACTAAAACGTTATGTTTTTTATCTGTATAAATTGTTGCTGAAGTTGTTGAGGTAGTTTCAGATGCAACAATGTTGTAATCATTAAACCATAGGTAGCCTTTAATAATGTTTTCGGCAGCCTGACA